CGGGCGTAGTTCCCGGAGCTGCCAATCCGGGCGTAGTTCCCGGAGCTGCCAATCCTGGCGGAGTCCCCGGAACTGCCAATCTGGGCGCAGTCCCCGGAACTGCCAATCCGGGCGTAGTTCCCGGAGCTGCCAATCCGGGCGTAGTTCCCGGAGCTGCCAATCCGGGCGCAGTCCCCGGAACTGCCAATCCGGGCGTAGTTCCCGGAGCTGCCAATCCTGGCGGAGTCCCCGGAACTGCCAATCTGGGCGCAGTCCCCGGAACTGCCAATCCGGGCGTAGTTCCCGGAGCTGCCAATCCGGGCGTAGTTCCCGGAATCAACGTTTCCACGCGGCGTCTCAGCAATAGTCTTTTCCAGTACAAAATCCACACATGCCTTGATAAATCCGGATAGTCCCAGTTTTACGCCGATTTTCAGTTTTCGGGAGCAGAATTTTTTCTTATCATCCGTCTTTGGCTCGTCCAGCGCTTCAACTTCGGCAAACTCGTTCGGCGTGCCATCAGAGCGAATCAAAGCGTAATAATCCAGCACGTCAAAGGGATTTTCACAAAAGTGCATTCCCTTTTCACAGATTTTCGCCTCTGGTTCCTCGAACACGGTATTTTCCTGGTACTGCTTATCCTTGCAGATCAAGCCGGGGTTGAATCCTTTGTAACCTTTCATTTTGCATTTCCTTTCTGTTTTCCTTTATTCCCCCGAGGAACTTTCCCCCACCGGGGCGGGGTGCAATTCCGCTTCACCGGCTTGAAACAGCCGTACATTTTTGCCTTGCTCATGCTCAAAAACGATCCCCTCTCTCGCCAAGTCCGGGTGCTCATACCTGAAAAATTGGCGTTGTATTTTGTGGTTTTTCCCTAGTTTCATGATGTTTTTATTCCAGTTATCGATGAAATACGTTTCCCATGCCTTGCAGCCGTCCCCGTTGGTGGGGCAATCGTCCCGCGTGCAGTTTCTGCAAAAGGGGCTTTCCGAATCGATGTACTGGCCGGGTTTTTCTCTCATAATGCGTCCCTTCTTTCATCTGCGCCCGCCGCCAGAACCTGCCGTATGGCTTCCAGCTCAGCGTCCCCCAGCTCGCCGGACGCGCCCTTAGGAATATCAGGCTTCCCATAGCGCCTAACCGGTGGTGCTGACCCAGCGCCGCCCCTGTCCTGCTCTTTGGCGAGCCAGCCGTTGATAAATCGCTGTACCCCACCCTTGGTTTTTCGCTTGGATGGGTTGGCGTCACACCACCCGGCCATTTTCCGCAGCTCTGCCAGGATATCAACGGCGGGGTAGAGTTCTGCCCATTTGTCCACGTCAGCCTGAAAAACAGGGTAAAGGGATTTATCATTCAGCATGATCTGGCACACCGGCGGCGTGGAGGCGGTGTCCGGTTCCGCGCCTATACTCTCCTTTACTCTACTTTTCTCTACTCTACTCTCCTCTACTCTACTATGTCTTTGGACGTCAGCATTTTTTGAGAAAATGTTGACATTTCTGCTTGAAATGTTTACATTGGGGCAAATTTGGGCGCACTCGACCAGAAGGATGTTGTAATCGACTTCAAGACTTTTACGGCGGCTGACTGCCTCGAAGTACCGCTTCTGAATTCCCCGTGAAGTCAGAACGTGATACTTGTCATATATCTCTTTGTCGAACATCCCTCGTCTGATAGAAGCCTCTATTATTTCGGAAACGACGCTCCCACCCAGCCCGCACCTTCGGGCGAACAAAAGCGCAACCTCCTCTGTCCATTCAATGTAATAACCCTCCTTGCCGTATATCTCTTGCAGCAAGTGAACGATTACACCAAATCCTGTCAAGCCATATTCTGCTTCTATCAGTTCAAATTTCTTGTCCAAGCAAACATCAAGCGGAAAGAAATCAAGTCCGCTTTTGATTGCCATAGTTTACTCCTCGCTTCCCAGCCTAGGGAATAGAACAATTTGAAAGTCGCGACTGCCAAAAATGTCAACTATGTGTTTTACTTCTTCTTCGGATATATCATCCAGTCGGAGAAGATTGTCTCGAAGGTCATCCAATTCAAGGATATCCTCGGCATCGGTGACGAAAACGTCATATTTCATTGCGCATTCACCTCCTTCACCAGCGAATACCTTGCGAAGCACGTCCGCTCCCCGTACCGGTTCTTCCCGGCGACGGTTTCGCTCTTGATGGGAACGCCCTGGGCTTTCAAATCCCAGATCCTTGCACCCAGCCGGTAACAGCCGTATTCGGTAACAGCCTCGGCCTGGGTGATACTCCCATAGTCCTGCAAATGCCGCAGGATACGTTCACATTGTGTCACGGGGTGCCTCCTCTCCGGTGAGCCGAACCGCCACGCATGGGCGGGTGCCGTACCGCTTGCAGACTGTGGCGTCTGTGATAGCTGCATCATCCTTGTAGGCGATGCCGTTCAGGGCATCACACACAATCTTGCCTATGTTGTCCCAGTCGGGTTTCACCATGGGAAGAATCCGATTGTCAATCGCTTCGGCCTGCTTGCGCTTGCTCCACGAATGGGGAACGGGGTAGATTGCCGCAATGTCAACCCGGATAGTGCCGGTGAACTTTGCCCCGTGGGCTTCGCACTGGTATGCCCATGCCACCAGCTTTTCATAGTCCTTCGTTTTCTTTGGGGTATATGTCTCACCGTTCTGGGTGAAGCGGGGGCGCTCCTTCCCTTGCGGAACGCCGGGAATCGTAAATTCAATCGTCATGTTTTCGCTCCTTCCTTTGGAGTTGGCGGTTTTGCCCCCCACCGCCAAGGGAAATGCAAACTATACTGTCAATCTTTTTAGGGGAAGATTGATTTTTCCAGCCTAGAACGGCAAGTCGGCGTCGTCTTCGGTGATCTCCTGATATCCTCCGAACCCCTGCTGGCTGTATCCATTGCCCCGGTTCGTCTGCTGTGGGGCGCTGGGCTGCCCGTATCCGGCGTTTTGCGCCGTCCCGGTATTGGTGGTATCCTGAGAATTGCGCTTGCTGGAAAGCAGCTCAACGTTTGTGGTCACTATCTCAAACGTCCGGCGCTTGTTCCCGTTCTTATCCGTCCAGTCCCTGGCTTGCAGCGCTCCGGAAACGGCTACGATGTCGCCCTTATGGCCGTACTGCGTCAGGTACTCAGCCCCCTGACGCCATGTGACGAAATCCAGAAAATCGGTGGTGTCCTTCGTCATTGGCCGCTTGACGGCCACGCTGTAGGAGCAAACCGCCGTCCCCTCCTGGGTTCTTCTCAGCTCCGGGTCGGCGGTGAGCCGCCCGACAAATTGGCAATTATTCATGTGTTCTCCTTCCTGTAAATCAGATCGTTTTCGTTCCAGCCGGGATAAATGCCCATCAGGTACTCCTGGAAATACGCCCTCATTTCCATTCTTGCCGTGGTCTGGTCGTACCGGTTGTGACATCTGGGGCAGAGGGTCAGCCCGTTCTGGGCAATGCCAAGCCCGCCCTGCGCCCGGGATATGTAGTGGGCGTTGCTCCATGCCAGAGGGGCAGGGGCGGGAGCGCCGCAGAATACGCAGCACGTCCAGCCGTCAATGCTGTCCCGCTCGGCAATCGCCATTTTCTCGCCCCGGGTGAAGTCCCTTGCTTTGGTGTCCTTCCTCAACGCCATTCCTCCTTGAGCAGTTCCAGCTTGCCCGGGGGCAGGGTTTCAATGTCCAGCGCCTTGCAGTCCTGTATCAGATTGTCGATCAGCCGCGCCATTTGTTTGGTGTCGTAGGTGCTGGAGCCGTGGTATGCCGCCAGGTTCCGGCACCCAGGCACCTGAGACGTGCCCAGGCTGTCCACCAGCCATCCAAGGCCGTTTTTCTGCCAGCTCCGTGTGAACCGCTCCACGTCCTGTTCCCGGACGCACATGGGCGTGTAATTGTCTCCCACGCCCCGAACGGCGTTCCGGTAGACCTCAACCGGAGGAATCCCCATAGCGGCGGCAAGCTTGTGAATCAGTACCCAGGCATAGGCGTTTGCGTCCAGACTTCGCTTTTCCCGGTGCTCTTTCAGGGATAAGTCGTAGGGCGTGGCCTTCATCTTCCGGATAAAGGCCATTGCCTTGCCCAACTCAGAGCGGGAGGGCTTGACCATCAGCCAGCCGCCCTCAAGCTTTGCCTCGGTGAATGTAAGCTCCGTCATGATTGCTGCCACACAAACGCCCGGAGGTTCTTTGTGTCGTTGCGAATTGCAAGTCCGGTGATCCGCCCGGTCTTCTCGTCATAGGCGATTTTCTCAACGCTGAACTTGTCGTAGCAGTTGAACCGGGTCTTTCCGTTGAAGGAAGATGCTTTGATCTCTGCCTTATTGCTGGGAATCCAGACAGACGGGGACGTGTAAAGTTCTCTACCGATACCCCAGCGGAACCCGGCGCGCTTGAAAGCGTCGCTTGCCTCGCCCTTTTTCTGGTTGCCTTCCTCGTCCTCCCGGCTCTCGATACCGCAGTCCCATTTCCATTGGATGCCGCCGTTTTCCTGGATAATCCCGATACCGGCGTACAGATTGCCCTTGATCTCCTTGTAGTCGTTCGTCCAGTTGCCCGCCCCTACAGTCTCGTCCAGCAAGTCCATATCCGTCCTCGCCGTCTTGTACAGCAGACACACCAGACCATTTTCCTTGACCTGCTTGACCTTGACCTCAATCTCGTCAGCGGCCAGAAACCGAAACATTCTTGCCATGATGCCACCCCATTATCTGATTCTCAGGCTTTCGCCGCGATCTCCCAGAACGGCAAATGGAAGCTGGTTCCCCTGATTCAGATACTCCCGGATTTTGGCAAGATCAGGCGTTCCAGGCTTGAGCCATGCCGCCGGAACATCGTCCAGCAGCTCCACAGGCTGAGCGCCGCCGTTTTTCTGAATATTGAAAGAGAATAGCGCCGTCTTGAATTTCGTCCGGCCTGTGGCCTTCATGGTATCGAAAAGGCGCTGCTTCAACGCCTTTTGACGATTGTTGATAGAGGTTTTCCGCTCCTGTAAGCGCTTGATTTCAGTATCGATCTGGGCGGTATCACCGTCCATGCTCTTGATGATCTTTGCGTAGCTATCGGCCTTGGTATCCATATCGGCCTCGATCATCTCGATGGTATCGAATACGGCCTCTTCCGGGATTTCCGGATCGAGGAGCATTTCAAATACGTTCTGCCATTCCTTGCTCATTTCGTACAAAGTTATCATGTTGACTTTCCTTCCTCAATTTGATATATTGTAGATGCGACTATGTTTGTTATCTCTGTGTCTTGCCGTCCCCGGTGCTGTAACATCGGGGGCGGCTTTTTATCGCCCTCTGATGCACCGTCCGATACCGGCACCCATCAGGATAGCGCACACCCACATTGCGGGAACTGCCGCCTTGTCTGCCAGCAAATCGGCCTGCTGCCACCAGAAAAGCACCAGATTCAGCCCCGCATAGGGGAGAACACGGAAAACGCATTCCTTGATATTGAACGGCTTCCGGTTCTCCGGCGCCGGCTCCAACCGGGCATCCATGGGTTTATTCCTGCTTGCCATATCATCACCCCCTGACCGCATGATTTCGGTGGACTACGTCGAAAAGCTCCACGTTTTCATCGTCAAACGCCTTGCGTTCCTCCGTTTCCATGCCCAAGGATTCCCGCAACTTGACGTTTTCCTCCCGCAAGCGGCGGAATATCTCCGCCATGGTGCGAAGTTGGGTCGTTTCGTTGGGTGTCATTTGGCGTTCTCCTTGTAAGGCTTCAAATCCCGGGCATCCACATACTGAAATCGATCCCCGAGACGATAGAGATTATCCATGGTGCCTATTGCTTCCAGCGTAACAATATCCCCTATTGCAAAGCTATGACGCGGGATATAGCGTTTCTGTACAACCACAAACTTGTCTCCAACCTTGGGCTTGCCCTGTTCACGCTTGCTCTCCTTTGGCTTGTCCTCCTTGCGCTTCTTCTCAAAAAGCCGCTCAACGGCGACCCTTGCGCCCTCCGCTCTGCTGTAGGTATCCTTCGGATTGCACCGGGCTTCTGCGGTCTTCACGTCCCGCCCGCCCCGTTTCAGCGTGGCCGTGGTAATCACCCCGTCAAAGCGGAGTTCCACGGTGCAGGGTTTCTGCTTAGGCTCCACAAGGCCGGCGACCATATCTTCGTACCAGAACCAATGACTAAAAAAATCGTCGCGATCCTCCTCCATCCAATAGTAAACTCCTTTATCGTTGATTCCGGATTTTATGATCGTCATGGTCTTTCCCAGCCACTTGTCCATATCAGGGTTCCAGCACTGCTGCGGCCTCTTGCTCACAATCCGCACCTTATCCCCCACTTTGTATTTCGCCATAAATAACTCCTTTCAATTTCGGCATTCTGCCGTAGATTTCAAATCACTGCCATTCCCTTGCAAACGCCCGTATCTCCTTCTCAGAGTACCCCAGGGTTTTCAGAATCACCGCCGGGTTGGGGTGGAGGGTGGTCACCAGCTTTCGCAGGACGCTTACCCGCATTTCGGTTTTCCCTTTTTGGTAGTTCAACAGATTTTGGTACCCCTCGCCAATTCTTTTCCCAAGCGCCGACGCATTATCACTCTGAATCCCCGCCAGGGGACAGCAGCGGTCGATTTCTTTCCAGAAATCCTCCACTGCGTAGCGCTCGGCATACTGCCGGATTCTAGGCATTGTCTTTCCCCTCGCTCTCTTTATCTGCGGGCTTTACCTTGGGTGCAAGGATATTCGCCATATCCACCAGCCCCTCAACGTAGTCCTGGCCTTTTACAGCCGCGATATTTTCGAGAACGGTTACGATTTTCTCAGGCATTTTCATTTCCTCCTTTACTTAATTTTTTCATTCAAGCTGAATGCCAGCGCCCCGATATTTTCTTCACCGTCAAGCCCCGTCGAGCAATTTCCGGGTGATCGTGGCTTTTACATTGGGATGGATACCCAATACCCAGAGCCATAAAAGCGGGGGCGCTCATATTGTCACGGTGTTTGCCCTGCCATCATCAGCACCGGTGGGGCGGTTCCGGTGGACAGCCCGGAGGCTGTTTCGGCTTATTTGTTTCCGGTATAAATGGTTAGCGAATTGCCGGTAATACGGAATGAAATAAGTCGTGCGTTCAACTGTTCTTCATAGGCTGAATCCGTCGCCATTGGATCGTGAGCTACCCCGATTAGTTCTGTTTCTTGAGTGCCTTGGACAACATAAATATGGTTGATGGAACTGGACGCATAAAGCATTCGATTCAAAAATTGTCTAACCTTCATTTCTGTTTCCTCCCGTTATCTGGTTTGCTAGGTTTGTTAGGTTTTATCCCTAACTGATAGTGCTATATTACCACACTGAGTCATGTCTGTCAATACCTTTTTTTATTTTTTTCTTGACTTTGTTAGGCTTTTGTGATACCTTACAATCATAGGAAGGAGGTGTCACACTTTGAACGAGCGAATTAAATACTTGCGTAAGGATGTTTTGAAACTTTCACAAAAAGAATTTTCCGTAAAACTCGGCCTATCCGAAAACTATGTTTGGATGATTGAAAAAGGGAAGCGAGAACCCAGTGACCGCACGATCTCCGATATTTGCCGTCTTTTTTCAGTCCGGGAGGATTGGCTGAGAACAGGAGACGGGGAAATGTTTGAACCGAAGACGAAAGAAGAGGAAGTTGCAGAAATGGTTGGTAACATCCTGAACGGATCAAGCGAATTTAAGAAAAATGTAATTAAGTTGATCTGCTCCCGATCTGATGAGGAACTAGCCGCGTTAGAGCAGGCTCTCCGAAACATTTATGAAAGCCTATAAAAAACGCCGGGGCTTTACCACCCCGGCGCTTTGCCATGTACTTTATAATTGAGAAACTCCCCTGACAAATCCACGAACTTGCTTTAACACCCCCAATGGCAGCTTTCGCAGTTGCTCCACAATCCACGCAATAATTTCCTCTCTGGTCTCCATATTTTGTCCCTCCATTGTGTATTTATAAACATTTGTTTGCTTACGTAGCGTATAATAGCACGCCATATGTCCAATAAACTGGACTAATTAGAAAAATGCACAAAAATTTTTCTTTCCGTTGAAATTATTTTCCGAACGTGGTATTATTTTCCTGTAGAATTTTATGGAAAGAGGTATCTACTATGAAAAAAGTAATCGTTTTTCTGCTTTGCCTTTGCCTGGTGCTGTCCGGCTGTGGCGCGTCCACGGCTGAGACGCAGCCAGAGGCCACGGAGGCCACGCCTACAACGGTAGCCACGGAAGCACCCACCGAAGCGGCAACGGAAGCGCCCACGGAAACAGATGGCACACAAGAAGAAAGCACAAGTGGTGAGTTCTCAGTCTCCGCCGAAACCGCGGCTGTACTAATCGAATCCACGCTGAAAGATAGCTTTGAAAATGTGAGCGTCACGTGTGATGGATCTACAATCGTTATTGATATTTGGCAAACTGGTATCGCATATGGCGTATCAGAGGCCGTTTCTGGGAACAGCGAGTGCATCGAATCTTGGAATACGCTCGTAGAAAATATAACCGGGCTATCTTCCGCCGCATTGGATATGGCAAAAACAATCGGCGTTCAAGATGCCTCCATTTTGCTCAATATTAAAAATGATCTGAACCCCGAAAATGCACTTTTGACGATTTTCAATGATACAGTGATATATGATGCCGTAAACTCTAAATAAGTTTCAATGTCCATCACTCCCGGAATACTCCGGGAGTGGCCGCTATGCGCATAGCGGCGGGGAACGCTTTAGATATGCCCCGCCACCCGTGCCACAAGGTGACGGGGCTTTGCCGCCGGTAACGACGTGTGTCCCTTGCCGGTTGCAATACCACCATACACCCCACACAGGCGTTTCGTAAAGCCCCAGATGTGAAATTCCCGTTCCATTTTCGCAACAATCGTTCCATATGTGAAACATTCCGTTTTTGGAGGCGGTTTTATGAATATTTCCGAGCATTTATCAGAATTGGAAGCCCTACGGAAGGAGCGGGGCATGTCCCAGCAGGAGCTGGCAGAAACCTGCGGCGTATCCAAGGCCACGATCTGCCGCGCCCTGAATGGTGCGACGGAGCCGACGGCAAGGCTTGTACAGAGCATTGAGGCCGCCGTGCAGTACACCCCGGAGGAACCCCCGGTGCTACCCGCCCCCGGCCAGTCCATGGAGGAATATGTGGAATATCTTCAGGCAACGATCATCCGCCAGAGCGAGGACTACAGGCGGCACACCATGCAGCTGCAAACGCACTACAGCCTTCTCAACCGCCAGAACCGCCGGGTGATTCTGATTATGGGCATTTCCATTGCGGTGCTGGTAATCTTCCTAGTAGGCTGGCTCATCTTCGATATCATGCACCCGGGAACCGGATGGATTCAGAGGTAAGATAAATTTTTACGATTGTCGGAAATATTTTTCCGTTTTTGGTCAATCTGTCTATTGCTATTTTCCATTTCTCGGGGTACAATATAGACGTAGGATAACCACCTACGCTATATAGACGACGTTCATCGTCCGCCCTAATTTGCCGCCTGCCGAGAGCGGGATATAAGACTTCGGCTTGTTGTAAGACTGCCGCTTGCCGGGAGCGGGATACAAAACTCCGGCCTGAAAATGCCGGACTGGCCGCCATGCCGGTTCGGCATTCTTTTTTGGGGGATAACAAATGACAGAGATACAGGACTCCGGAATATACATAATCCGTGATGCTTTCTTTGAAAAATACGGGAACAACCGCTATATGAAGAATAAGCAGGAGAGCCGCCCCCAATACTACGCTATGGCGGACAAATCCGGTGTCCTATGGATGGTTCCAATGAGTACCAACGTAGATAAATACAAGCGGCTGATATATGAAAGTGAGAGGCGGCACGGCTCCGGAAACTGCGTGCATTACCTCATAGCGCCGATATACGGAAAAGACAGGGCTTTTATTATCTGCGATATGTTCCCCGTCCTCCCGGAACATGTACTACGCCCATACAATATCAACAATGTGCCTTATGTTTTGGAAAACAAAAATATAAAGAAAAACATCCGTGTAAAAGCGCTTGCCTACTTGAACATGGTTGAACGTGGGGTTCTACATAGTCCGTTAAATATTATCGAAACCAAGGCCGCGTTGCTCAAAAGCAGAAAGGACTAGAAGACGGAACGGGCAGCCGTCGCCCTTGTTAGGAGATGTGGGAGCGTCGCCCCACCTAGTTCTCAAAAACAGTGGCAGACCGTTTCGGCGGTCTGCCATTTTTTCTAACCGCATGTAAAGGGGGATTCTTTATGGCAAAAAGAAAGCAGGAGCCGGAAATCAGGCTCCCCAAAATTAAGCAGCTCCCATCAGGGGCGTGGCACACACGTGTATTGATAGAGGATCGCCGCGTATCAATTACAAAAGACACATATGATGAATGCGTAGCCGAATATCTCGCCTTGAAAAACGGCGTTATCGAAGCAAAGGCCGCGCCCGGTAAGCGGGGGAAGACGCTGGGGGACGCGCTTGATAAATATATAGCCGCCCGGAAGGGATTCAAGTCGCCGTCAACGATTTATGCGTATGAATCCTACCGCAAGCAGCGTTTCCAAAGCATGATGGCGGCTGACGTATACACCACCACGGACGAACAGTGGCAAGCCGCCATCCGCAGGGAAGCAAGATCGCTGTCCCCGAAATATATTAAAAATGTGTGGATGCTGATTTCCGCAGCGATATTCGAGGAAACCGGACGCAGGCCGCGGGTGACCCTGCCGGAAAAGGAACACAACGAAAAGCCGTACCTTGATCCGGATCAGATACCGGTGTTCCTGCAAGCCATAAAAGGGGAATCGATAGAAATCGCCGCCCTGCTGGAATTATCCAGCTTGCGCAGGTCTGAGATGCTGGCGCTGACGTGGGACAAGGTCGATTTCAAGAACGAAATAATATATGTCCACGGGGCAAGAGTGGCCGGGGGCGGCGGCAAGCTGGTTCACAAGAAGCAGAATAAAAACGATTCCTCCCGGCGCACGGTGCCGATTATTGAGCCGCTGATGGAAGCACTAAAGGCAGTTGATAACAAGGAAGGCTATGTCGTCAACCTGACCGGCGGGTGGATATGCACAAGGATAAACGAGATTTGCTCCGCCAACGGCCTGCCGAAAGTCGGGAACCACGGATTACGGCACAGCTTCGCGTCTCTGGCTTATCACCTCCAGATGCCGAAAAAGATAGCAATGAAAATTGGCGGGTGGGCAGATGACGAGACGATGCACAAAATTTACACGCACGTAGCGCAGAAGGATATTGCCAAAAGAGCGCAGGACTTTCGGAACTTTTTCTCGTCCAGCCCATCGGCGAACGGTAAAATTGGCAACAAAATTGGAAACGAAAAATAGAATCCATTAGAGTCGCAACATGTTTAAGAAATAATGCTCTGGGTTCGATTCCCGTACGGGTCACCATGCAGAAAAAGCCCTAGAAATCAATTCTAGGGCTTTTTTATTGCTTTATCAGCTATATTCCCACGTTCTCCGAACTATTCTGTGGGAAAATATTACCGCGGATTTTAATATTTTCCCGCGTGCGGTACGTTTTTAGGGCGCAAATTGGCAACGGATTGGCAACGGAATTTTGCCACGCTTACCGTTTATACATCCCCTGCACCACTCCGACGTTCTCCGCCCGCTCAATATCCCGCTTGTGCAGGTACTCATAGACGGCCATCATGGCCGCAGGCGGTTCGCCCTTTTGCTTGCGGTATTCCTCGATGTGGGAAACAACGGCCTTGTGCAGGGCGTTCATGTGGTTCATTTCCTCGCCGCTCAGCCTGTAAAACAGGTCTGCCAGCTCCGGGTCGTCGTGCTTGTATTCCACGGCCAGCTCGGCGTAGGTGTGCGCGTCTTCCAGCTCGTCCTCAATATGCTCCATCAGCAGTTTGATTTCTTTCATCTGATGCCCTCCTGAATGTACGCATACAGCGTATCAATATCTTGCTTTCCCAGTTTGAGCGTAAGCCCGATTCCGGGGATTTTCACGGGCAGCGCCTCTGTCCCCATGTATGGCTTTGCGGCGTTGTACAGGGCGTCAACGTCCACCGTGCCATGCTCCATATCGTAAACGCCCAGTGCCTTTACCATGGGATGATCTGCGTACTGGGCGAGGATTTTCGGGAGATTTGCGGTAAGCAGCCCCCCAGCCCCGGCGACCAGAACTCTGTCCCAGCCGGAAAGACTTGGAGCAATGCTTCTGTCAATGAATCTTGCAAGCCCCGCCTGCACGTTTTCCATAGGAATCATAAATTACCTCCTTGAAAGTATGGGGCGGCGGCTGCCGCCCCAATTGTCGGGAATCAACCGTTGCAGCACCCGCCGCACTTGGGCAGGGGGTTGTACAGCGTCTGTGCCGTGGTTCCGGTTCCGGTGGTCACGTCGGCAACCTGCTTCGGATAGAAGGCCGCGTTGGCGTAGGTCACGATGGAATTGTCAGCGCAGCAACGCCGCTCTGCCTCGATCTTGATGTCCTTGGAAAGATCAGCCCGAACGCATTCCACGTCCTGACGAACCAGCGCAAAGCTGTCCTCGGTGCGCTGATTGTGTACGGCCTGATCGCACAAGGTCTTGCGAATGTCCTTGAGCTGTCCGTCAATGTAAGCGTACAGCTCAATGGATTTCTGGTCGTTGTAGGCGTTTGCCTTCAACAGCGCGATTTCGGAATCCTTGGCGGCGAGCTGTTGCTCACGATCCAGTTCATACCGGCTCACGGGCATGTTCTCGCTGCACCCGCCCCAGCCGTAGCCATAGGGCATGGCGGGCATTACGGGAGCGGGGGGAGCAGAATTGCGGTTGCCGAGAGCCAGCGCGCCCAGGCCGCCCGCAGCGTTCATCACGCCCAGCGCCAGACCGGCAATACCCGTACCAAGACCGGCACCGGCTACGCCTTTGCTTGCATAATCCTTTTCTACTTCCATAGTTTAGAAGTCCTCCTTCAAAATATTAGGAGGTGGCCACCTTCTACCTATAGAATAACAAAAATCCCGACGGTAGAATCATCATCTACTCGTCGGGATTTCGTCAATAAATCGTCAATAAATCGTCACGCAGAATCAGAATTTCAGATTTTCAGGGAGCTTGTCACTGTACTTTCTGCACAATTCGTATTCTATCCGCAACTTTTTAATCGTTCTTGTGATAGTGGCTTGGGACACACAAAACTTGTGGCACTGTTTTGTCTGGCTCCATCCGGCGGCTCGGGTGCGGATGATCTTTTCCTCCAACGGCGTAAGAATCGCCAGAGAACAGAACTCATCCAGAATTACCCGATTCCACGGGACTTTATCCACTTACCACATCAGTCCTCCTTGGGGGAACTGTAGGTTCTTGCCAGTTTGCTATCGGAGATACCGGCGGTGGTAGGATCATTGACCACGCCCAGAATCACCAGCACACCGAACACGGCGTTGACCACAGCAATGAGGCGGTTGCCCAGCTCGCCGAAGTCCAGGGAGTAGCCAAACACCGCCGCTACGGTCTGCACCAGGAGCAGAACGGCTGGGATGATGGCCAGCCAGAAGCTTTTGTTTTTGATTCGTACAATCCAGTTAATCATTTTGTTTTCCTCCTTTAATTATGCAGCGGAAGTTTCCGCACTTCCTCCATTACACGTTTTGCAGAGCCGTTGCCTCCGGCCTCTGCATATGGCGCATAAAGATAATCGTTCAGATTCTCGTACTCGTCACTGGTGATATACCCGCGCTCCACGTACTTCATTCCGAGAAATACGATCCTATCATGCGCGATTCCCACCAGCAGGCGAGTGCTTGCGCTTTTCTTTGTCCGGCGGGCATCCAGATAGCTCCAGAAGCCCGCCGACCCGATCAGCGTGATTAGAATCGTAACGGCAGTTTTTACCAATTCGTGCATCTCGTTCCTTCTTTCTCAGCCATTCCAACGGCTGTACTTCCCGTTGTCTTCGTGAATGCCCCATCCGTACAGCCCCAGACCGCCCCGCCCGGGGATTTTCTCGGCCTGCACCTCCTGCGCTATGGCATACAGCTTCTCCGGGGAGATCGCCCCTGAGAGGTCTACGGCCTGTCCCGTGGTGTGCAGGGAGTTGGATACTCCGCCCACCTCGGCATTGTGCCGCTTGCACCGCACACCGGAATTCACGTTCAGGGGCACTCCCGCCCGGCGGCGTATCTCATCGGCCATGCGGACGGTTTCCTCTGCGGGTTCTGCAGGGAAGCCGTTGCAGTATTTCCCGCCGCACTGGCACCGGAACTCCTCCCGGGTGAAGTACCGGATATCATCCCAGAACGTCCCCGTCTTCGGCGCGTCGCTGTTCTCCGGCTTCTCCACCTTTACCGCCGTCCCGGCAATAGCACCAATGAGCATTTTCTGGGTAGCCGCACCCGGTATCCCATCCACGGTAAGTCCATAGTCGGCTTGAAACGCCCGAATTGCTTCTTGGGTATTCCTGCCCTCGATGCCGTCAATCGTGCCGGGAGAATAGCCCAGATAGGTCAGAAGGCACTGAATTTGCTTTACCGTCATACGTTCACCTCTTCCCAGCCCTGAGGGTATGCGGACGGCGACCATACATTATTGTCCAACGTGGAGCGATACACTTTACTGCCCTCCGTGCAGCAGTCGCCCTTATTGTAGGGGCTGGTAGCCATGGCGACGAACGGCAAAGCTTTCGCTGGGTCGGTGCTCCACGCAAACCCCCACTGAGCGGGAAGTTCCTCCGGCTCCTGGGTGTAGATAGTGCTGTCATAGGGCTGCACCAGCCGCACCACACGGCCAGCAGATGATTGACACACAAACCCGGTCTTGCGCTCCAACATGTTTTTGTTTGCGACAGCGGCCTTGAAACTGGGAATATCACTATCCGCCGCGTTCAGTTCGGTGCCTGTCATGTCCGGGGCTTTCTCCTGCAAGGCAAGCGCATTTGCACGCCCCTGGGCATACATGATGCTTTTTCTTTCCTCTTGTGTCACAGACTGTCAACCCCCTTCTTGTAGGCTTCATCCAGCTCTTTCAACTGTTCCTCGCCGCCGCTGGCTTTCATTTCCGCGATTTTCGCGAGGATTCTCTGCTTCCGTTCTTCGATGGTCATGCGTTCACCCCCAGAGCGGTTTCGATTTCGGATAATGCGGCTTCGTACTCGGCGTTCTGAGCAGCGAGAGCCTGATACTGCTCCCGCTCATACTCCCGCTGAGCGGCATCAAGCTCGTCCCAGGGCTTCCACGGGGCAATCATCTCACCGGTAAACACCACGCCATCAGCACGTGTCCATGTCTGCCCTGCCGGGATGAAGCGGTAGCCCTCGATGTAAGCGTCGCACTTACCATCGAATGCGTCTGTCTCGATTGTGGTCAGCCCCTCGGCGGTGGAGGTGTGACACTTAAAACTGGAATCTATGTAAATCGTTTTCATGCGCCGCCCTCCTATTTCATCAATTTGATTTCCGTCGCGGTGTACGTAATCGTCAAATACGCGGTATGTCTACCGCCAAAACCGATACTGTGAAGCCCGGACAGGGCAGATATGTCAACCGTTACCGTGGTTAGATCGGCACCGATTGCTGTCGAAGCAACTACGGACGAACCACTGTACACCTCCAATTTTGTATCGGAGCCGCCCGACGCTTTGCACGTCGCTTGAAGCGTGCTATACTCTGTCAGGTCAATTTGGCCTTTTGTACGTGCAGAAATGGATCTGTCTCCGTTGTAGTTATTTACCGACTTGACCGTCAGTTCTGCTTTTGCGGTTACAGTGCTGTTCCCAGTCAGTTCCCACTCACCGGCTATAATGTCGCTCGGGGCATTTGGTTTGAACAGGAACAGCGCATAGCTCAGCTCCACAGAGGTGCTCTGGCCATCCGTGGTGATAGTTACGGCCTTGCTGTCGGTCTCCGTCCCACTTGTGGAGGTCGCCGTCCAAGTCCCGGCGTTCGGTACGATGCAAGCCCATGTACCACTGGTGTCAGGGGCGGATAGAGTCGTTGTGCCGTCAGAGCAAGTGCAGGTCGAACCGGCGGGATAGGTGATGTCGATGGTAGCGGAGAAAAAAGCGATTGTAACGGTGTACTCTGTCTGAACATCGGCGGTTATGGTGGTCGGCTTGCCATCGCTGTTGACAATGGTTACGTTCCACTCGCCGCTTGCAAGCCCATTGAATATCGCCATGCCGTCGGCATTTGCGGTCTTGGTCTTCGTTTTACCGGCCTTGTTGGTGATGGTCACAGCTACCAGAGGCGGCGCATTTACCTTAAGCGTGCCACCTTCGCCGCCACTGCCTCCAAATCCATATAAAGGCACCGCAATGCTCATACGTACACCTCCACCGTGATAGGAATGTCCACCGTGGGCTTGTCCTCAAGGCAGGTAAACGTCAGCACGCTGCCCGACCGGGAAGCGAAGCTCACCATGCCGCAGGCCTCTTTCAGCGCAAGGTTGATGTCCGTGTTGCTCCCGTACACTGGATAAGCCATCGCACGTTTTGTATCCGTCAGACCGGAGACCGTAACAGACTGGGTATACGGGGCGCTGGCAGACCAACCGGCAGCAGTTAACGTTGCAGTCTTTGCAATCGTTTTGGCGTTACTTAACGCCGTATCTACGTACCCCTTGGTTGTGGCATCAGCGCTGTCCGTGGGCGCACCTAATGCTTTGATTTGATGGGAGTTCATGACAATATTTCCGGTCATTAAACCGCCAGCACTAGGCAATGCCCCAACATCTTCAGCTTCTAGCTCAACGTTGCCATTGGAGTTAGGTTCTTTGCCGCACACTTTGGATACAGCACCGGTGCCATCCAAGCCCATGCGGGAGACGGAGTAGGCATAAATCGGGGTTCCGGAATTGAACGTCATTGCAACTCGCGTCCACAGGTAAGCGCCCTGTGCTACCGTGGGAATGCTGCCTTGCCAGTTTCCGGACGGTATAACATTCCCGGATGTGCTGGCTTGATATGTTACGGACTGGCTGGTCAACAGCGCCGGGTTCCCGATGTCGCCCTTTTCGCCCTTGATCTCGAACCACTGATACTTCGTCCAGTCTGTTGGGGCGGTTGCGGAATTGCCGCTGTATACGCCCATCCAATTGTCAGGGAGGACACCGAAGCTATGAGAAGCTGCCGTGGGCTTCTGCGCCGCGTACCGAATCCAGACGTATGCGTTGTCGCCTTTGTCACCTTTCGCGCCGTTCGTGATGGTAAACGTGCTAGTGGTATTATCGTTATAGGTAATACGGTACGTGTCTACCAGCCCGCTGGCGGAGACTTTGGCAATGGTTGAGATGCCCCGACCGTTTTTTACGGTGAAGTCAAAGGTAGTGGTGTCCGCCATGGTGATACGGTATGTATCCGTAAGGCCGCTGGTGGAATGCTTCACGATGCTGCTGATACCGCCATGGCCGTCAGCGGCGGCGGTCAGCCAGTTCAGTAGAATTTGTCCCGTCAGCTTCTTTGCCGCGCTGTCCTGTTCCAGGACGAAAAGGTCAGCGGCTTTTATCTGTTCTGCTGCAATCAGCTCGGATATTGCTTTATCTGCCATCTGCTTCCTCCTGTTCAGTCTCCTTGTCAGGGGCAGGAGGCGCAGACAGCGCCTGCACCACTTCTTCAATGGCCTGCATACTGCCCAGCATCCTGTCCCAGTTCTCCCGTCCTGCGACCTGAACGCCCTCAAGGGTATTCAGGACTGCCCTAAGTTTCATTACAGGGTTCATTTTTACTCCTTTCCCAGCACCACACGCACCGCGCCGGTTTCCGGTACGATAGCGATTATCTTCGTATATTGGGCGGCGTACTGCCCTTCCCACCACATTTGCACCGTCTCAGCGGGATTTGCAAATACCGTGGCAATCGTCGCCAGGGATTCCCCGAGAATACGGATGTTTATCTGTCCCGCCTGGGGGAAAGGGTTGAAATAATCGCAGTCGAATTCTTTGCCTGTTGCGGTTTTCAGTTTTTCCATACTTAAGCCCTCACTAATACAGTTTGTGATAATCCGTTTCCGTCCTTAATTGTTCGCCAAGCCACCTCTTCGTCTTTGAAATAGAAGCTCGACGCGAATAGTACGGCCGCATCAACGTAGCTTGCGGTATTCCACCCATTGAACACACCATTTGCAAAATCCGCATATCCAAGCGAGGTATTGATACCTCCGCTGGTATAGGCCGTGGATATGGTGTTGTAGCCGATTTCCGAGCCGTAGACACTGTGACTGGCAAGACCTGACCCGTCAAGGTACCCATCGTCGCCGCCATAGTCAATTCTTCCGGCGCTGACGCTTCCCCGGAAATAGCCATTCTCAGCGTACAGATTTCCGGTCGGCGTAATCTGCACGCCGTTAGCCTCAGAGCCGCACTGAATGCCGTTGACACCAATGTAAATACCACGGCTGTTGGTGCCGTTCCAGACCTGATTGTTATAGCTTAGGTAGTCCGATTGGATGTCGAAACCGCCAATTTTTCCGCTTAAGGCGGTGATCTTTCCACGGACTTCTGCGCCGGATTTGGTGACTTTGAACACCGTGGTATTGTTGGCCTTGACCGTCCAGGAATCGTCAAGCAGCTCCCAGCCGAAGGACGAACTACTACCTCCGGTTTTGGTCACCCGTGCGGAGATTTGGTCACTCTGAATGTCCAGCCGTGAGGTGAGTTCGTTCCCCTGTTCGATACGGGCAGAGACTTCGGCGGAAATCTTGTCGGCCTGAACCTTGAACGTGGACTTCATTTCGGAATAGTGGCGTTCAATTTTGCGCTGCGTAGGTGTTTTGTACTCGTACTTATAATTGATTTTTTCGCCGCCGGGAGCGGATACATTCGCCGTGTACAGTGCCCCGTGGGAAACGTTTTTGGAGTATATCCCGCTGTATAAGTTTCCGGCGGCAAATCCGTCTCCGATTTCCGCCGCCGGGTCGATGTGTGCGCCATCGGCGGTATACGGCTGGTACTGAAAGCCTTGGATTCTCGATAGAATGTCCTCAGCCATTTTCTGCGTACCCCACGGGCAGTCCAGCGTAAGTGTTCTTCCACTGTCTGTTCCGGCTGAGTATTCCATTTCATCTGACACGACAACAACGACTTTTGAATATCCGTTGAAAGTGTCTTGCTTTTCCAGCGACGAAAGCGATTTTCGGACATTGATCACGTCAGACAACGATCCTGTCACCTCCAAACGTAATGGCGTAGCCGTGGGTATCGATCAGGTAGCGGGTTTCTTTTGGGATATTCCAGAAGCATACCAGAAGCAATTCCCCCGATTCGCTCATGAGAAAGCACCCGGCGTACATGGCGGCGATATATCCAAGATATTCCCGGCAAGTATATTCCGGATTGTACTGGACAGGATAGGCGTTGCGCATAATCTCCGCCGTCCTCGGGTCTACCGTCACGCCCATTGCCTGGGCAATCTCCCGCACAACGTCTATATCCTTTGCTGGCCATGTCAATTTGCTGTCTGCCGGGTAATCCTGCTCTGCGAACAGAATAGCGTCGTAGCCGTGGATTTTAAGCCATTGCACATCGTCCTCGTCAGCGTCCTGGTCAATGGAATCCGCATAAAATACGCCCTGCGGGAGCCACTCGGAGCATTCGCCGTTACCGCTGACAAGCCTTACATAAACCGCAATCCGGGGCATTCCTTCAATGTTCCCGGAGGGTTTCAGCATTTTAATGTCGCACTCCCGGCTTATTACATTGCCGACGGTCGGTTCGTTCCCATCGAAAATCGCGCCGGTAGTTTCTACCGACGCGAGGATGTTCATTCCGTATCCGGCATCTGCGCCGGAAGCCCCAACCAGAATGCGGGTGCCGCCGAACGTGATTCCGTTTCCTCGTTTGTCCACAAGAAAGCCCGTATCGCCGATAGAAACCCGCGTTTCCTTCGTGTGGATGCCCGCAAGGATTTTTCTATACAGAGCAGATGTTTTCTGCATATTGCCTCCTTACTGCTCGATCAGCGGGAAGGAAATCCCCGTCCATACCGATTCCCCGGTATCGGGGTCAACGTAGGAGATCGAAGCGGGGACATTGTTGGAGTAATATTGCGCCGTCTGGCTCCCGTATAGCGGGTGTAGGTTCGTTTCCACTGTGACAAACTCCGGGTTTATCAGAGCCATAAGCGCAAGCTCTTCCGCGTGGTTCATATCCATGCACGTGATATCAGCCCGGTATTTCTGCGCCACCCGGCCACGGTGCATGGTAGCGTCCATGGTTCGCCCAGCGTTGGGGCTTTCCACATCGTTGCGCTGCCACTTTATGCCGCCCTCCTGAGTGAGGTGGAGGATGTCCACACCATTGATTTTGAAATATGGTTTTGCCATACTACACCCCCAATGCCCGCTGCGTCCGGCGCTGCTGACGGGTGATCTCAGGTGTCAGCACCCGCGCAAGCGTCGCAAGGTCGCCGGTGAACTTGATCGTGATTTCCTCACCGGAACCGTTCTGCGAAAGCACCTCCGCAACAGCCTGTTTAATGGTTTCCAGAGGGGCTTCAACGTTTGTTCCGTTTTTCTGGTCGCCCAGGACGGCCAAAAATTCACGGTTAGGCGGGATAACTGCGCCTTGCGCCAGTCGGGGAATGCTGACGGTGCTGATTGCAGGAATATTAAAGCCAATTGTGCCGCCGCCAAGCCAGTCTGGCGCTTTAATCTGAATTTTGTTCAGCTGGCGAATCATCCAGTTTATGCCGCCGATGATGAGATTTACTGCGCCCTCCAGAATCGATACAATACCGTTCCATATGCCCTTGAAAATCTGCTTTACGCCCTCCCATGCTTTATCCCAGTCCCCCGTGAATACTCCTGAAATAAATGTGATAATGCCGCCTAGGATTTGTTTCACGGAGTTGTAAAGGTCGGAAACCAGTTTCCCGTATGTCTCAAAAATTGCGGCTAATTCTGGATTTTTCCCGCGCAACCACTCGATGAACATATTCCATGCGTCCCTGATTGAATCAATGATAGCGTTCCATGTATTTTTAAGGCCGTCCCATATCTGCTTTAATCCTTCGGCAGTCATTTCCATATCCCCGGAAAAAACACCTTTGAAGAATTTACCGAATCCGTCGATAGTCTCCTTTAATCCGTTAATTAGTTCCTCACCATGCCCGGTAAAGGAAACCAGTGCTATAAGCGCGGCGGCAATACCGGCAATCAACAAAGGAATCCAGTTGCCTGTTAACAGGCCAATTCCAAGCCCAGCTGCCAGCAGTCCGGCAATGATGGTTAACGTGTTTTCAAGGGTAAATCCGTTTTCAATGACATCCTTTATTCCAACAACCAGCATTGCAAGGCCGCCTATTACAAGCGCTATGCCTGCGGCGGTAGACCCGAACGCAATGGCAAGACCTCCGGCTAGAGCGGCGACCCCAGCGAGCATACCGAGGAAGTTTTGCATATCAATGCCGTTGTTCCATGCGTCAAGCCAGAAATAAACCAGTGCGAACGCGCCTGCGGCAGCAAGCGCAATACCTCCGATCATGCTCAGGCTATCGGTAAACAGGCTTGCAATTTTCCACGCCAGAAGGCCGGTTGCTATAGCTCCAACAAGTCCGAGAATGGTGTTTAACTCGTCCTCTGTATCATCAAATCCGGAAAAATCGGGTGCTATCGTTCCAGAGCCTCCTCCGCCGCTGGACGTATCTTCGGTCAGCTGGTTGATCTCGTCAAATCCGAGCAGTTGCTTTTTTGCCTCTTTTGCAGCCGCTCCCGTTCCGTTAAGCGCGGATGTTTGCTTATTTAATGCCTCTGCTGCCGCTTTCGACGATTCTACGGTCTTTCCCGTCAGCACTGCAAACACGCTTGCGATTTTGTTAATTATTGCGGCAAGGATGTTGACGAACTTCGTAAACGCTGGTATGATGATATTTACCAATGGTTGTACCAGCGTAAGCAGAGCACCCTTGAGCCTTGCAATGGCCGCAGTTGCTTCCGGGCTGGCCTTGATCACGTCACCAATCCAATCCCGGAACTTTGAAAGCGCCTGCGTAATAACTGTAAATACAAGCGCAGAGCGAACGACGGATTTCATTCGGCTGGCGAAAGTTTTCGCGCTTTTTTCCGCCTTTTTGACACCAGCGCTCATCTTCTCGGTACTGCGTCCAGCCGAAGCGAGTTGCGCGGCGAGTTCTCCCGCCCTGCTCTTGGAGACATCGATATCACCGTTGGCCTTTTCAATTTCGCGGTTATATCTGTCAATCTTGTTGTTAACCTGATCCCACTGGTACTGTAGCGAAGTAACCGTTTCCGATTGCGCCCCTATCGCACCGGGAGATGCGCCACTGGCTTTTAACGCTTCGAGCTTCTGCTTTGCGTCATCCAGTGCCACGCCCAAAGCATCGGCCTGCTCCTCTAGAGGTATTTTCTTTGCCCCGGCTTGGCTTGCTTTGATTTCCAGCGAGGCTATTTTCTTTTCCAGTTTATCAAGCTCAGCTTGTGCTTTTTTGTTGTCGATCTCCGTGCTGAAAATGATTGAACCGTCAGCATTTGCCATATAATCACCTGCTCTTTTAATGCGCTATAGGAACTGTTGAAATTAAATGATAAAATAATGCACTGGGGGATTGCCTTATGAAAAAACTGAAAACAGTATTCATTTTTTCCGTAGCGTGGTTCTTGTCCGCTCTTCTTATTCTGTCTCTTGCCACGGCTATTTTGCCTGCGAACGAAAACGGGAAAATCACTGTTGGCGCTGGGTATACAATAACTATCCTCGTTGTTCCAATAGTTTGCGGAATTCTGAGCGTAAAGTATCTTTCTAAGAGGTATTACTTTGCCAGAAAGGTCACCCCGCAAATGGTTCGTGATGCAATACAGCTATTACCGAATCTCGAACCTTTTTCAATCTCCATGCTTCAAAGAAAGCTTGAAATACGGAGTTTTAACGTGGCGTCTGACTTAGCAAATGAGTTAGAAGAACTTGGATTTGTTAAAAAGTATCCCGATTTTACGTGGAAGGTTATCCGCAATCAGCATGGTGCGATTGCCCGCCCGGTGCAAAAAATGGGAATGTCTGCCATAGATTGCATGGAAGGACACGCTTTTGAATTCTGGTGTGCCGATATTTTGAGGAAAAACGGGTTTATTGATGTCGAGGTCACCCAGGGTAGCGGCGATCAGGGCGTTGATATACTCGCGAAAAAAGCCGGCATAAAGTATGCGATACAGTGTAAGTGCTACGCAACAGATCTAGGGAATAAGCCAGTGCAGGAGGTTAACACCGGGAAAACAATCTACCATTGTCACGTTGGTGCTGTAATGACAAATCGCTATTTTACGGAAGGAGCAAAGCAAGCAGCAGATGCAACTGGTGTTCTTCTCTGGAACCGTGACGACGTGGAAAAAATGGCTGAAATTGCGGGTGTTTTCACGTCCACGCCTTTATAATTTCGTTCTCCGTGTCGGAATACTGCGTCTTTATATCCACAGCGTCCCTGTTTCTTCGGTAGAACTCCTTATCCGCTTTGTCTTTCAGCTTTCCTTTTGCTTTCAAATCCCGTATCCGCACGATCTGCGCAAAGAAGCAATCCCCGATTTCCATGTAATATGAAAGAAATGTCCACCAGTGCAGATACGGCATGGAGCGGACTTCCGTCCCGGCAATGCGGTTTACCGGGGCAATCAGAATCGGAAAGTCCTTCTCCCAGTCCATCAACTTTGTGGCGTTTTTGCAGACTTTGTCGTTGCCGCCATTAATAAACCAGTAGCATTTTTGAACAGCCTCACCGAAATGCTCTGCGGGCATGTCAAAAAATCTTTTGTAGAAGATTCCAAGCATCCCGATTCCCTTTTCATTGCCTGTCAAATCCGGGTCTTCCAGAACGCCGAATATATCCAGAATCGCCCGAAAATCCGTCTCAATATCATAATCTGTCCCGCATACGTTGACAGATGTCGGAAGTTCGTACATCATCGGCTGTACTTCTTTGTATATTTCGCCAGTTTTTCGCTGTGGAACGCCTTTTCCCGCTTAATTCCATCATCGAACTCGTCGATAATGGCAAGCATTAAATTCATCCACAGGGGCATCCCCTCCGCGCTTGCATACACGCTCATTTTGCCAAACAACGGATCGCATACAGGGGTATCGAAGCAACCGTCAATCGTCTCCCGCATCTCTGCGTCCAGCTTCCGGAGGTAGTCAAACGTTTCTCTTGTACTCATGTTGTCCGGGTTCTTGCTTTCCTGCTTCCGGGACAGCTCGTCGAGCGCCGAATAAATTCGGTCGGCAAATGCGGGGTCTGTAGGGTTAAACCGAACCGTGCATTTATCGTTAAGCCTATACTCGATTTCGCCGGTATTCAGTGTCAGTTCTTTCATAATCCCTCCAAAGATTTCGGGGCGGCTCTCACCGCCCCGTATTTGCATCAGGTATCAGCCGTGAACGTAACGGTTCCGGCGCTTACCGCCGCAGTACCTACCGTGCGTGCGCCGCCGTATGTAATGTCCATCGGCATTCCAACAAAGCCGCCGCCCTCGCCGCCAAGGCTGGACGGCTTGACCATGCAGGCGCTGTAGCGCTCTGCAAAGGCCGCCGTGTCCTTAGTACCGGCGTACAGATGCACAATCAGCATATCCTGATTGGTCAGTGCTGCCACGTTCTGCTCCTTGACAGCCAGGTTCCAAATTTTCAGAACCGCAGCGTCTCCGGCGTCCAGATCGCACGGGTCAAAGGTCTGCGTGATGATTGGCTTTTTCATCGTGCTTCTGGTCGTACCGAGGATATCCTTGTTGGATTCCTCCTGCCAGTCGTATTCCATGCTGGAATCCGTGACGCGGCTACCAAGCGGCGACCACACAGGAGCAGAGGTTGTTCCGGTGTTCAGGTACGCGATCAGCAGCTCACGGTCTACGGTCTGGCCGGATGCGGTATTAAACTCTAAATCTGCCATTATTTCACCTCATAAATCGTTTTTTGAATTGAACGGACAGCTGTACCATGTACATTGCCGTTCCTTCTTCGTCTGCACCGTACAGAACGCCGTTCTGCGCGGTGATTTTCTCCGCCCTCGGGTCATCCCCAAAAGTGGGGGCATTGCCCATAACGGACATTTTCTGCACCCACTCCTGAAAGTCCATGACCCAGCCCGCATTTTCAGATGCTCCGGTATCATCCCCCGGGGACTTCTCGAACACGTAGTACAGCCCGAAATTGTACTGGTTGACCACGGTCGTGTTCCCGAGGATATCCCGTGTTCTGGAAACCTCCACAAGCCCGGAGGGGAAAACACCGCCGTTGAATGGAATCTGGTCTGTGTAGTCAACATGGAAATCGCGGAAGATATCCGCGCCGGGGTACTGCCCGATAAAGTCCTTGATTTTTTCCAGCGCCGTCATATTCCGCTCCTCCTGTTGATATAAGCCTGTAGGTCGTGCGCAATTTGGTCTTTCTCTGCCGCCATCATGCGTCTGTCCCAGAACGGCCCCGCCTGCTGGTTCTTGGTGGTGTCATAGTTCAAATCCCGATCGGTTGCTCTCAGCACGGTTCCTTTTCTGTACCGGTATCCAACTCCCGGAATGAAAGCGGGGCCTTTTCCGGTTTTGGCATTTACCATGACTTTGCCGTAGTACTGATACCGGGCGTATGGTGCCATAACCGTGATCTCTGTCGGGCTTGAGATATACTTAAGCTTCGTGGAAAGCACACCGGTTCGGAACGGCATGTACCGCGTTATCCGCTTGTTCACTATCCGGGTAAGCTGCATCTGCACATCGCCGGTTTTATTGACGCCAAGCCTTGTCAGGATGGTGTCAACAGGCTTCATATCAACCTTTATCCGTGTTTTCATCCGCCCGCCTCCACATGAACCAGCTTGCCGCCCCAGTATTTGGGGTCAACGTACTTCACAACAACCAGCCCCGGAACCTTCACCGGAATGAAGGACGGCCACTGCGCCGCCGTGATTTCCTCCCCGGCACCCAGCAGCACCTTGTCCTCCGGATAAACGCATACCTCCGAACAGGGAATGACCAGCAGAAAGGAGTTGGCTTCCTTACTGCCGGCCTTGTCCACATTCTCGGTTTTTTTGTAATCCAAAAAGGCTCTATCGTGTACTGTTCTGGTTACTTTGTTGCCGTCCCGGTGGTATACCGTGACCGCCTGATTGCACAGCCGGTAGTCTACGGGGCAGCTGCGGCGCTTGATCCTCACCATAGCTAGCACCCCCGGTAGATATCGAGATACAGGCAGGCGCATCGGTACAGCTCCCGCGACTGCCCTTTGGCGCTGACATCAACACCGTTCCCGCTACCATAGCTCACCGAAACGGAGCCGATAGACGCAGACTGAACAGCGCCGCCCTCACCGTTGGTAATCAGGTCAAAGCCGTGAATAGCCTCTGCCATGGCGCACACGGCAAGGGCTTCGGAGTTCTCCTCCGGTGCCTTTACCGTGTATATGCGCTTGTATCTTGCCAGTTGCGCCGCCGCACGGGCTTCACACGTGTTCCAGTCCTCTGCGGGGATAGCGTCGCCCCGAAAGCTGCTTATGTAAAAATCATAGTCAATCATCAGGGCGTCTCCTTCCCGTTACGCGGTCTTGGGCTTCAGGATAATGCCGTTCAGCGCCGCCGCCTTGAGCGTGTTCTTAAGAACGACACCGGCAACCAGCTCCACTTCGCCCTTCTTCACAGCGCCGGGGGCTTTCAGGTCGGGCATATAGCTGTTGATGACGCCGGTTCCCGTGGGGGAAATGCCGTGGAAACCGTCCAGGGCGATATTCACAGCGTAGATGCTGGAAGTACCGGCGGCGGTGGTGCTGGGGGTGGAAGTTTCGATGACATCCACGGACTTGGTGCCGTTGTAGTACATACCGGCGTCCATGATGGGGATATCGCCGAAGTACTCCACAGCCCTGCCGAAGTCGTCCTTCTTGCGGTCGTAATACCCCGCACGGCGGGCAGCCGCCCGAACTTTCAGCAGCATGGCGGTGTTCATCAGCAGCATAGAAGCACCGCCGTCCACCATGTGGGTCAGCTGATCCAGCTGGTCAACGAAAGCATTGGCGTTGCTGTCCAGCTTGGTGGAATCGGACAGGTCAATGTCCGTAGTGAATTCGTTGGAGGTGCCCGCCAGAGTCTTTCTCAGGCCGTCGAAGGTGTTCGTGACATACCCGGTGCCGGACGCGGCGGAGGTGCCGTTGATCACCAGATTGTGGAAATAGTTGCTGGTTGCCTTGATCTTCTGCTGCGCCTGGAATGCCAGCTCATCAATGGCTCCAGAGGTGCTCTGAATCACGCGGTCAACCTGGAAGGAACCGCCCATGATAACGGCCTTGGCGGTCTTTTCCTCCCGCTTCGCCTCGCCTGCGGTGTATTCGCTGTTGATAGCACGGACAGCCGCAGTAGAGGGGGTTTTCAGCTGAATGTAACCGTAGGTCAGAGTGGAACCGCCGGTGCCGGGGGAAATGGCGTTATCAAACACCAGTCTGTCCAGCAACAGAGAACTGCGCCGGAACTCGTCGACCACCTGCTGATCGACCTTGTCGGCCATGCCGACCTTTGCTTCTGCAAGAGTAATTGCCATAGTTAAAAATCATCCTTTCACTTCATGTTGTAATTTGCCCTGAGCGCACCGGCGAGGGTCGTCGGTTCGCCGTTAGGCTCCTGCTGTCCTGTACCGGTCTTCCCGGCATAGGGGGGCGGCGTTTTGCCGTCATCGAACAAATAGCCGCTGTCCTTCCGGAGAGCTTCCAGAGCGGCCTTAATGTCCGTTTCCTGGTTCTTGCTGCTTCTCAAAGTGTCGATGTCCAGCAGCGCCCGGATTGCCTTGGTGCTTTTACCCTTTGCCCCGGTGATGGCGGCATCTAGGGCGTGGGAGAATTCCATATCCGCGATCTTCCGATTGCTCTCGGCAATGGCATCGTTGTACTTCTTTTCCCAATCCTTGGCGGACTGCTTGATGGTATCGATGTCCTGCTCCTCAAAGCCGGAAATGGTTTTCTGCGCCTCACTCAGCTGGCTCTTGATGGTGTCATAGTCAGCAAAAGGCTTCTTAGCAGTTTCGATATCCCGGCCATTCTCTGCCATGATCTCGTCAATGATCTCCTTGCTCAGGGGCTGGTCTCCTACCTTGAAATTCTGCAAAAACTCACGTTTCATATACTTCCTTTCTCAGCTATGCTTTGTTATATGGGGGTTGCGTCCCCTGCTGTCGGCTTGTTTTACGCCTGCCACGGCAAAAATGGTATGAAAAAAGCAACCGTTCGGAAAACCCGAATAGTTGCTTCAATCAACTTGATTATAGTGGCACTTCCCATCGCGCCATGCGCCGCATGATTCCTTTTTGCACTCGATGAATTCTGCGGTGTTGTGTTCTATCACCTGTTGTAAAGTCTGGTTGCCGCTTTCGTCGTACTCCTGCGTCGTCTGCTGAACCAGATGACGGTTTACTGCGTATGGGCAGTACATCATGCTTGCTTACTCCCTTTCTCATAGTTTTCTGCCGCCTTTTCCGCTTCTCTGGCCTGTTTTGCGCCGAACCCGGGCATTTCCATGCGCTCATGCTGCATCCGCAGCCCTGCCGCTTCGGAAAAGCGCTTATATTCCTGATCCAAAACCTGGTATTTGATCTGATCGCGCTGTAAGTTCTCTTTGTCCCCTGTAGCCTCGTCAACCAAAATCTTGCGCTTCTGCTTCCGGATGGCGGATTCAAGCCGCCTCTGACGCTGGGTAGCCTCATACGTGGTGTAGTGCTTCCCATCGTAGTCAATGCCTTTTTCGTTATCTTTCCTGAATTTGGCCAGTTCCTCCGGCGTGTATTGCGGAGAATCAACACCGAGAATAATCGGGAAAGCCGCATGGCCACAGTTCAGCGTACCGATACGCCGCACAAGGGAGTTATTCAGTTTCTCGTATTCTGCGTCACTGTACTGTCTGCCCTGAATCGGCTCATGGTCGGGGGCGCTGGCCGCGTGAGCGGATATCTCCCAGCCGTCACAGCCGAAATCATCGTGGTTCTGCTGGCTGATCTGCTCCTGCATTAACCCCAGGCCACCCATAACGCTACGCCGGACAGCGGCTTCCATGGAGGTATGAACGCCGGATTCATAGTCGATTGTGACAATCCCCTTTCCCGCCAGATTCCGGGTAGCCTCCCGGATGGCGGAGGCATAATCCTGCGCCCCCGTCGAAACCTTCGTAAAGGCGAAATCGCAAGCCTGTCTGTAAGCGTCTGTAAGCCCCACAGCCTTGCCATTCGGCATGACAGCACCCATCGTCTGGGTGATATTGTCCAGCTCAGAATCGGCAAGCTGCACCGCCGCAGACACAATCTGCTGCAAGACCTCATTACTGCGGAATGGCACCGCCTGTACATAGGGGTGTTTCCGGATGTCATAACTGTATCCGGTTTCCCCTGCCTGTTCTATCAGCCGCCGAAGCTCCCGGTGGGATACTTTCAGCCGCTTTCGAAGCTCCTTTTTTAACTGCCGCTGAGAAATCCCCAACTGTTGAAGTCTCCACGTCTGATAAGCCGCCGTGCTGGTGAATTGGCCAGCTTCCGCAATTCTCCTGGCGATATCCTCAATCAGAAACTCCGTCACCGGGGTAATGAGCTGCTGCGCCTTATCTCCAAGGGCTTCAATCTGGTCAGCGGTCAGCACAGTTATTCACCGTCCTCGACGACTTCCGGCATGTACTTCTTCCGAATTTTCGCTAACTGTGCTTCCGTATCCCGGGGCATGTTGAATTTCCACCCGAGTGCAATCTCAGGTTTCAGCAGCCCCGCCGCGACCATGTCCTTGTAGTCAGCCCAGGTCTTTTCCTCATCGAACAGAACGCCGTTGCCCCAATCCACGGCAATGGAATCATCTTCCACGTCGTGGGAACCGGGTATGCGGTACATCCGCCCCAGAACGCCGCACAGTCTGACGGCCTCTCGCAGTGCGCTTTCCCACATCTGCTGGAAGTCGATAATCGTCAAGTTGTAATCGCCCTCGGAGGATGTCACCTCGGTAGCCGTTCTTTCTGCGGCCTCCACCTCGGACAGCAGCCCGCGCTTTAAGCCTATCACGTTCTCCACATTCCGAAGATATTCCGTTTTTCTGGCAAGATACGACTGTTCCCGCAGCGCCGGGGAGAAAATAGTGATGCCTATATCGTCGGGGGATTCATCCACTGCGGTAAATACGCTTGCGGACAGGTTTTTCCGCCCGCCGACCTCGTCAACCTCCAGCATATCCGCGCTGGCAATAATCCGGCTTTTCCCACGCTCGAACTCTCCGTTGATCTGCGCCTCGTTCCGGTTGATATTTTCAATCAGGCCGACAGCCGCGTCATAAACGGATACGCCATCGGGGCTACCGTCCACACTGTTGTCAATCGGCGTTTTCAGCCATGCAACGCCGACGCTTCCCAGTGGCTCAGGGAACGTGTATTCTTCTGCGAGTTCCGCATACTGTGGCAGCTCTGTAAGCGCCACAGCCTGCCCCAAGCTGTTCTGGTCGTTCGACCGATACAGTCTGTTGGTAATGGTCAGATACCCGCTATCATCCACCGTGCGCCGTTCCAACAGTGTGTAATAGAATCTGTCACGGATGCTTTTTTCTGCCATGCCGATGTCGGTTATATTCCCGTCCCCGTCCCGGCCAAATACCAGAATGTTCGGTCTGCTCACAACTGCGAAGCGGAAACCGCTGCCCGTCGGGATAGGCTTTAAGCCGCTTTCTCCGCCGATCAGGGCTTTTTGCATGGCGCTTTTCTTTTTCGCGTCTGCCGCATCGAGGATTTCGGAAACAAACGCGTCTTTGCTGGATGCCGAATACTCCGAAAATGCCGTCTTTGCCAGTTTACGGACGATGGTATATGGAATCCGCTGGCACGGGTCATAATCCGGTGTCGCGGCCTTCTCATAATACAGATCCTGCCACCTCTGGATGGCCAATTTCATTTCCGGAGATGTCATGTCAATGGCGCGAAACGCCATTTCATAATCACTGTTCGGATAAATCACGCTTTTCTCCTCCTGCGTTGATCGTGATGCGCCGCAGCGCACGGGTTGCATACTGCAAGCCCTGTATATAGGCGTTCAAAGTATCCACTTCCGCCCGAAGCTGCCGATTTTCCGCTTCAAGCGTCCTGATATCGGCTTGCAGCGACGCTTTCGCCCAGATAGGCGCACGATCGACAAGCCATTTTTTAATCATTCTCATCACAAATCCTCCCAACGATTTCCCGCGTCTCCCGGTTTCTGCGTAACACAGTCGCGCAGAAGTAACGAATATCGTCCATCGCATGGTCATTTTCTTTGATCGGCTTATCATCTGCGGAATCCTCGTCCCAACGATAAAGGCCAAATTCCCGAATTGCGTCACCGCAATCAGAGCCAATCTTAATAGCCCCGGCACGCAGCATTGCAGAAGTGAGCCGAATTCCGTACATTACATCGTTTTTTGCCTTGCGAACCGAGAAACGGCCATGTTTTTTTATGCACGCAATGAAAGATGCCGCTGACGGGTCAACGATAATGTGCCGTATATTTTTGTCACCAGCCAGCTTTTCGACCTCGGCATAATATTCCTCGTCCGTGAGCTGGTATTGCTTGTCCCTTCCGGAATAGTAATACTCATCCACGCGAACGGCACGCCCATGATTTACACACCACAACCCCGCCGAGAACGGATTAAGCGTGCCATAGTCGCAGGAAATGTAATATTCCCCGGCTTCCGGCACTTCATCCGTGATATTCGCTTCGGAAAAATCGTATATAAGCCCCTCTGCCAGCGTCCATTTCCCCAAAATGTACCTATCATAGAACACCGTTCCGGCGTATTCTTTTTTCAGATTTTCAACAAAAGTGGGGGGTAAAAATGGATTATCGTCTATTGTGTATTCTTGGCTGAAAATATCGGCATCGCTATCAAGGAATCTCTTTAGCCAGTGGTTGGGATACTGTGGATTGTATGTGCCATCGAAACAAGAATACTCTTTATCAAGCCGGCTTTTCAGGAGGGCAAAAACTTCCTCCGACCAGTCCGCGACCTCGTCGCCGTAGCAATACTTGATAGACGCGCCGCGAATCTTCGATACCTGAGACACTTTTTCCGCGCCAAGGCAATAACACTTCTCCCCAAAAATCCACGCTGTATTATCGCTGGAAATCGCCCCAACAAGTTTATCGCCGTACAGATTCCGCATAGGCTCTAGTACGTTTCTCTCTATTGTGGATTTTGTAACGCCCAAAATAACGGAAAGCCCATCTTTCCCGGCTCGTTCTCGAATCCGCATGGGAATAATCCACTTGAAATCAAGATATGTTTTCCCGCTTCGGGTCGCGCCGCCCTTGAAATTCCATCGGTGATTCCCATACCTTGCAAATTCAATCTGTTTCGGGCTTAATAGCATTTCTAAACTCCTTAATTAGCCCATCCAGCTTATTGAGACTATCATTGCCGCTTGCCGTGTTTCTTGTGGCCTTATCGACAATAATCCCGAAAGATGTTGCAATCTGGCTTAATGTTGCGGCTGAAATCTTTTCGGGGTCTGTGAGCGCTTTCAGATGCAAGGTGATTGCTTCTTGCATCGCCGCTTTTTGTGATTCCATGTACGCCATCATGTCGGCGGTATTTTCTTCTTTTTTTTGCTGCACTTTTTGGGCGATATCCGGTGAAGCGCTAACAATCCTTTTCACAGTCTGGTGAGTTACGCCATGCTTTTTTGCAACGGCGCTGTACGACTGCATTTCTATCCAGTCGGCGATTATTCTTTTTTTCTTCCGATCTGTAATCCTTGCAGCCATAGCACCACCTCTCATGCAAAATAATTGGCGCGAGGCCGATTCAAACGGCCTTCTGTTGGGGAGAGAGCGCCCAACTCGTTATCTACCGCGCCATGCAAAAAGAGGCTCAGGAACAATCCCAAGCCTCTTGCGCTTTTTCTTTTTTACCAGTATAGCACATTCAAACTGAAAAATCGTCTCATTTTTTTCTCATTTTTCAGCTTTCAGTCTGCCCATACAGGCATAGCGTGAAATGTCGTAGTGCTGAATCCCGGCGGCGGTAAACCTGAGCTTTTTCAACGCCAAGTTCTTCACACAGGGCATCGACGTTGCCTCTGGCCGGACTTATGTAGAATTTGCTCAGTATCTTCTTTTCATCGACGCTAAGCGATTCAAGCCCGGAATCCACAAGCGACACCCATTTTCTCGCCTGTTCCAGCGACCGCGCCAATTCCTCGCGGTGAACGATATTCGACAGCATCATATCTTCCCGGCCGGAACCACCGCCGCTTACCGGCGTACTGTCAGCCGTGGCGCTTCGGATACTCTGCATAGCGGATTCCAGCCGCGCCATTTCTTCGGGGATACTTTTCAAAGCCTGTTTTTTTGCGCTGTACTCCTTTAGCTTCTCAATGGCCTCATACTTCCAGTTCATTCCGTTCCTCCTTGCATATCTTATTAAATCCCTGTATAGATATACACAATACACACAAGATATAAGATTATATTTAATATATACTATACAGGATAAAGCTATAATATTAAATTCCGTCTCCTGTTTTTCGTTTTCTCCCTCCTTTCGGTACAATCCTTCCCAGGCGGGCAAGGCCGCTTTTCCCCGCGGACGAATATGTAATTGCAGCACCGGCTGCCTTCGTAGTATCCGAAGAAATACCGGCACCCGACGCAATACTTCCTGCCGTCCCTGTACTCCACATTACCGCCCCATTTCCTTATCCCGCGTCAGCCGCCGCTTTTTTGTCGCGGTATCTCCTTTGAGCGGCTCTCTGGGCGTGGGCTTTCTGGCACTCCAAGCTGCAATAGATTTTCTGCTTGATCTTGCCCTGCGTGAATTCCTTCCCGCACTGGGGGCAGACCTTAACAATGCCCTGCTGGGCTTCCACGTCCTCCACATTGGCCTGAATCGGTGGGTGGTATCCGTGCATTGCCATGTACTTGCCATAGCTCGTCCCGGCCTTCTGGGCAGCTATGGAGCACAGGGTGAGATAGTCCGGTTTCTTGCTCATGATTCTCACTCCTTTATTTCCCGCCACAGCTCGATGATGTCCTTGACAATTAAAAGAATCACCCATACCAGCATCGTGGCAATAAGCACGCAGAAAATCAGGAACACAATCACAAAGAACACAGCCTTGATAACTTCAGCCATTCTCTGCGCCTCCTTCCAGCCTGTCCAGATCTCCGGACAGGTATAAGCACATTGCCTCGATGACGATGAAGTTGCACAGCATATCCAAATAGGCAAAGTCAACGTCGTTCGTCTTTTCCTTTCGCTGTCCGGCTGTCTTCTGCATCATCATTTTTTGCAGTGTCTCGCAGTATTTTTTCAGCCCCGGAATATTGGGCTTTTGCCCTCCCATTTGGAGGAACGACCACATTGTGTCGAAAGAATCGTGCTTAACGTCAATCGGCTTTTTCATGCGTGGATTTCCTCCCCTTTTTCTTTTCTGCAATCCGTTTTTTCTCCGCTTCTTTCAGGGCGTTAAACACCATGATGTAAATATCCATTGTGTAGTCCGTGTCCACCGGAATCAACGGGGCGATAAAGTGCCAGCAGTCCATAAACGTGATATCACTTTTCATCCGGCTTGGCCTCCCGTGGCAGTTTGATTTCTGCCCCATTGTGCAGATCGTTGCTTTCCATCATATAGCATGACATTTTCAGATACCCGTCCAGATCGTCCACGACCCCGCAGAGGTAGGCGCACCGCATACCATCGGGAATATCAAGTGTGATTTTCATTCGATTTTCTCCTTTCTCCGTAGCTGCAAAAGCCGTTCATTTCCACGCAAACAGCCTCGCCCTTGTAACCTCTGGCATTTGCGTAAGGCTCGGTATGCAGCATACACATAGGATTCTCGTCTCCCTGCCGGTGGATGCAGTCCCGGCACCTTACCACGCAAAACGCCATATCCTCATTAAACCTAGGTATACCGCCAGGAATCTTTATCATCTCAGTTGTAAGTAAATCAGCATCAATTAGCATCATAAAAATCCTCCTTCGGCAATTCTGGAAGCGGCTGCCAGTGGGTGATTTCAACATCGTCATCCACCTGATCTGTTTCGTTCACGCCGTACTCTGCAAGCAAATCTTCGCAAACACACGACCACCAATACCACTTTTCCCTGTAATAGACAGCAGTCGCTTTTTGCGGAACATCCTTTATTCCCTGGTAATACGGCTCTGGTCTGTGATTTACCCACACCACATTTACAGGATCAAGTTCCTTCGGCAACCGAACAGACGCGGAAATCCATGGGGTGAACTTCTTACAATAGGGGTAGCCGACGATCTCACAACACTCCTTGTTCCCGTAGACAATATTTCCGTCTGTACTGTGGTCAAAATGACCGCACATGGTGCAAATGAACATTTCGGCAGCCTGCCACTGCTTTCGAAGATGAACGACGTGTTTCTCGCGCTCCTGGGCCTCGTATTTAAGACCCTCGATTTTATTCTGCTGTTTTTCCAACAAATCCGCCACATCAGCCATATAATCCATCACGGCTTCGGCATGTTTAATTGCTTCTTCTCTGGTCATGTTATACCTCCAAATCCATTTTTGCTCCGCAGTTGGGGCAGTATGGCGACCTTACTTTATTTTTTCTATTACACCAAGCGTAATCTTCCTTGTATACTTTTTTATGACAAATTGAACAATATACCCCCGCATTCGAGCAATCGGTTAACGATATCCACTGCCCATACCGCACCAGCCTCACGTCGGCGCGGGGTTCCGTGCCCTCAAATTCTTCCGCAAGCCAACTAGACACATTGCCAAGGCAGTACGAACCGAACCCAATGCGGCATTCTCCGTCCGCTGGGTCAAAGTACCAGATGTTGTAGTACGGCTTTCCAGGTGTTCCTTCCACGACGATTCTGGCGAATGGCGTCTTTATCTTGTTCCGGTCGGAATCCGCACTCGCCGCTTCCCGGCTGATGTAATCACTCATCGCAATTCCTCCACATAGCACCAACTCTGGGGCGGGCGTTTGATATGACCGCCATTTTCGCAATATGCACACCCATATTCATCGCACACTTTGCCTATGCAGATTTCAAGCGGGCGAAAAAACTTGCTCAGCTTCTTCGGCGTGTCGTAGATTTCCAGCTTGGAAATGTGCCAGCCGTAAAGCGTTGCACCTTTTCCGTAGTCCCACAAAGCACCGTCCACAAGCCTAGTCTGCGCCACAAAATCATCGTCCACATCGTAGATTCCATACGGTTCTGTTGCCGCCTTGATGGTTTCAACCCGGTCGCAAATAAACTCCCCAATGACCTTGCCCCATGAGCCGCGCAGTCTGCATGCGTCGTTGCCCTGCGTGCAGTAGATGTAGCATTTGAACGGCGTGCCCAGCTTTGGCCTGGTTTTTCGCACCTCAATAGTCTTTTCACCGTTGGCAATCTTTTCCACCCACTCCGGGCGGATGCTGATTAACACTGCCTTGCCCATCAGTAGCTCCCCCCCCGTATCCATCGGTATCCCGCCCTGTGCCGCACCGATCATCAGACGAACCGTGTCAAAGCTATCGTCATAGACGGAGCTGTCCCCGTCTCGGTGCCAAAAACACGTTTCTCCCCCGAATGCAGTAATAGACGAAATATCGTCCAGGTTTAACAGATACGGGGCGTCGCCTTTGTGCACCTCGATAAATTTAGCCATTGTCAGCCCTCCGGTTCCACATATCGGTGGCCTTTTTACGATCGTCTTTGGCAAACGTAATTTCCCCATTCGATTCCAAGTCCACCGTTACGATGAAATCTCTCAAAGGCAGTCCAATCATGCAGTTAGTACACTTGATGCTAAATTGCCATCCATGCGTTGTGCAACGTTCGTAGTTGCTGTTGATTATATACCCTGCCTTACCACCGCAAAACGGGAATGGCTTCAATTCGATTTCGTCCATATTTCTCCTTCCCGCCCGGGTTGCCCCGGGCTTATAGCATTTTCGTGAGGTCACGAAAATGGTTATCCAAACCGTTTCCTCGTCACCGCCATGGGGAACTCCTCGATCTCGCTCGCCCAGAGGCAGCTTCCTTTTCCGTTCAGCTGCTCCCAAATCAGCGGGAAACCACCGATTCCGTCAAAAAGACTCGCCATAGTGGCGTCCCGTTCGTACTGAGCGCACAGCCGTTTCAGCACCCATTTCCAGGGCGGGAGGGCAATGGAGTTTCCCAGAGCTTTATACTGGGCAGAATCGGTGGTTTTCCGTTTCTTGCCCTTGCTGTCCACCCAGTCGCCAATGTCCGTCCAGCCGTCCGGGAATCCCTGTAGCCGTTCGCATTCCAGAGGTGTCAGGCGGCGCACTGCCATATTGACCCGGAAAACATTATTGAGATTCAGACTTGAACCGCCGCTTTCTTTTGCCTGTAATGTGCCATTGATATTGGGGTTTTCGGTGCCGTTCCGGCAATCCACGGCGCACACAAGGTCTGTGCTTCCCTTGAAATCCCGCTGTTTGCAGCTGCTTGCAACATTGCCCTCGCGATAATCGCCGAATCCCTGCATTTGATACGTCAGCGGCACTTGATCCCCACCTGTCCCCATTCTGGCCTGCAAGGATGGGGCTATGCCACCGCAATCCCGGATTACATCACAGGCGTGGGACATGTCCAGTATCGCGGGCTTGTTTCCGCCGCATTCTGCGTTCAGGGTCGGCGCTTGCTCCTCGCAATATCCGATACTCCTTGCTTTTTCGCTGTTCCCCAGCTTAAACCCGGCGCAGACCGCTGGGCTGTCGATGGTGTTGAGCGTATAGCTCACATTTTCTTTCCAGCCCCTGCCGTTGCATCCGGCTGTGTCCGCGCGGTCTATTCCGTTTCCTTGCAGGCAATAGACTGAGCTTCCAGTGCTTTCCGCAGAGCCTCCGGTAAATCCTTCCCTCGTCTCGCTGCCCGGTGCAGAATCCCCTGACACGCTTTTGCGGACAAATAGTATTTCGGGTGCGGTGTGGCCTCCAAAATCTGCGACAAGTGCGATTCTACGCCGTCTCTGGGGGACTCCCCAAAACTGTGCATCGAGTACACGCCAAGCAACGCTCCATCCGTCTCCCATGAGGCATCCGCTGGTTGACCATCCCTTTTCAGGCACAGGAACAGCGGGGGCTTCCGGCTCGATGACCCTGACCACCTCTTCGAGGACTGCGGCGAAGTCTTTTCCGTGGTTGCTGCTGAATGCCCCGGGGACGTTCTCCCAGACCATGTATCTTGGACGAATAAACTCACCTGGCCGTCCATTTGCTCTGTCATGCTCTCTCATCTCCCTTACCACTCGAATCTGCTCCATGTACAGCCCGGACCGTTCCCCGGCAAGTCCGGCTCTTTTTCCGGCAATGCTCAGGTCTTGGCAGGGGCTGCCGCCGATGATACAGTCAACAATGGGAGCATCTGTACCGTTGATTTTGGTTATATCGCCTAGGTGGTTCATTTCTCGCTTTCCTCCACCGGAGAGCGGAGCCATACCAACCTGCATTCCTCGCATCCCGGAATATTCTCGCAGATATCTTCTTTAAGCCCCTCGCAAATAAACGTTCCGGTGCTGAGTAACTTTGCCAGCTCCTCATCCGTCATGTTCCGGATACGGTCGGCGTTGGTCATCGGCTCATACCGGTCTTTCAGGCCTTCATCGTGAATGCAGCCGTCGCAAGCCGCCCATCCACCCGGGTCAATTCGGTACTTGCAGCTGGGACACTTGTCAGATTTATTCCCCATCACTATCAGCCTCCACAAACTCCCCGTTTTTCAGCGTGTACGGTGTATCCGCTTTGATTTTTTCGCCATCGACATACTCCGTTTTCACACATACCGGAACGCATCGTTGCTTTGCTCCATCGTATTTCCACTCTGCAAGTGTAATCCAGCAACCAATTGGCGCTTTTACCACAGAGCCATGTCCGGCACAGCAGATCACAGAATCACTTCCAGTGCAGTTAATCTGGGCGTAGTTCCCGGAGCTGCCAATCCGGGCGGAGTCCCCGGAACTGCCAATCTGGGCGGAGTACCCGGAGCTGCCAATCCGGGCGTAGTTCCCGGAGCTGCCAATCCGGGCGTAGTTCCCGGAGC